AACGAAGAGCAGGATTCCAACGGGGTCATCCGAACGAGCGACCCGTGGACACGGCTTCAGGCGTTAGAGAAGTTGGAACAAAGCGGCGGTGCTTGTTTGTTCCAGGACTTTTCGAATAATGAAGAACGCATCTGCGTGATTCGCGCCGTTCAGTTCGAGCAAACTTCACCACCTTCTTACGTCAATGGATTCGGAGGGATGGTGACCGTACAACTACAGACTGTCGATGTGGAGGTAGTGTGATTTCAGCAGTTCCCTACGTTGTGGAAAACGAGCGAGCACCAATTGTGGTCAAGGTTCGAGAGCGACTAAACATCCCAGGTGATAACTGCTTGGATCGTGGATTGATGGAAGTCCTTCGTGGGCTTCAGCAGGCAAATGGAATTACCGCTCATGGGGAGTTGGACGAACAAACGTTGGGATTGTTAAGCCTGACGATTTGGTAAAGGAAGAGGGACGCATTGCGCGTCCCTTCTTTTTTTATGCCTTTTTCTGAATGTCTTCGAGTTTGGTTTCCGCGATAACGTGCCGTCCACCACCCCTGGTGCTGGGCTTGAACTGTTGTACGAGTTTGGTGAAGCAGTCGTCGCACAGTTCGCCGAGGTAGTGGGTTGATCCGCGTCGGGCAGACCACTCCTTTATTGGTATGTCATCTTCGTGAATCCCGCATTTGTCACACGCCAGACTCGTAATCTTCGCCACTTGCTACTCCGCTCTCCGTAGGGGAATGACGTTTTCGTCTTCTGAGTAGAAGCGCATTCCCGTGAGCACTCTGTCTCGATACTGCCGATCTACGGTGATCCCGAGGTAGTGCTCCGTCTGCGCCATGTTCTTGTGGTGCAGTAAGTATTGGACAATCCGCATGGATCTGTCCACTCCCTCGTCTTCGAGGCGCATGAGTAGTAGTCGGGCACCTGTCCGACGCAGGGTGTGTCCCCCTTCACCGCGCACATCTTCCCACCCGATGCGGGTGAGTCCCTTCTTGATGATGTCTGCTGGTCGTCGGACTGGCTTGGTTGGGATGTAGGTTCCGTGCCCGTTGGTGCCGGGAACTAGGTGGTAGTCGGGCTTGAGTTCCCCGACCTGGCTGGTGAGCCAGATCAGGTGTCGCCGGAGTTCCTGCTCCAACTCGAACATCATGGGCATGGAGTCCACATCTCCGGTCTTGAAGATCCTGACGTTGACTCTTTTGGACTCTAAATCCACATCCCCTACGCGCAAATCTAAGACCTCAGAAATCCTGAGCAGGAGGTTCAGTCCAAGTGCCAGGATAATCCTCTCTATTTGGCTCTCAGAGCCGTTTATGAGGGTGTTTACGTCGCTCGGGTGGACACGTTTCCGCTCCTTCTTGGGCGTGGGTCTCTTTCTGGTGTTGATGAGTGGGTCGAAGTCGGGGTTCACCATCTTCATGGCTCGGCAATACTTGAAGAATTTGCTGAAGCAGGCTCTTCTGAGGTTTGCCGTGGACGGGGAGATCCTGCGAGCGTCCAGCACCTCTTGGATGTGACCGCCATGAATATCCGATACGGGTCGGTTCCACCCGACCACCGTTGCAAGATGCTTGATCGAGGAGATATCGTTCTCAATTGTCTTCGGCGAGTACCCCTGAGAGTACCGCCATTCTATGTAATCTCTCTTGGCTTCCATGAGTGTAGGTATCATGTCCCTCATTCTAATCCTGTCGTCACCCTAATTGCAACATGATTGCAGGTTGTGGAAAACGCAGGGTGATTCCTCCCCCTTGCAGGCTAGTGCGTCACAGGTTTATCCACAGTTCCACTAGGCGGGAAAACGCTTGGCTTGTGTTTGACATACGCGCTCATTAGTGCATGATGTGTATCAGACCTGCCACACGCAAGGTGTTCGCATGGTGACACAGGACGGTGATTGGCACATGGGTCAGTACAGGAAGTTACCCCCGAAGAACGAACTAGAAAAAATGTTGGATGCTGGGATGACACACCGGCAGATAGTGGAAAAGATTTTCGAGGACACGGGAGAGACTGTGTCCTTGTCCACCGTAAGTTCCGGCCTATCTCGGATGGGCTTGACCGACCGGATCAGGTACGACGATTTCATACCTTGGGGTCGGATCTCCGTGGATCACAACACGGCCTACCAGTTGCAGATGCTCCGCATCGGAGCGCGGCTGAGTAAGAACCTGCCGGTAGATGACAAAGCCAAGGGCAGGTATGAACGCTGGAAAGCAGAACTTGATGAGAAGAATCTGTGCATTCATTACGACATCAGTTCAGTAGCAGGGTTCCACTATGTAGCACGACGGGATAAGGATGGCTTGGTTCGGATACCCGAACCGCTTGACCATGCTTCCTAGTCGCGGCTCCTGATGTCGCCGCTCCATGCCGGAATCTGATTTTAGGAAATGCCCCCCTACCCCCCACGACAAAATTCGTGGCAGGACAGGGAAGCAAACCTCGATCCGGCTATGCCGTTTATCGTCATTTGAGGTTTCGCCCCCACCATTTCTGGCTCCGTCAGATTAGTGCAGGAGTTGTATCAATCTTCTGCGACACGCCGACATTGATGAAAGCACTTGCGTTCGGCTTTCGTCGTGCATACTGTTCTCTATGCACGGATGTTGGGGGAGAAAAGCATGACCAGGATGTACCTGTCTGAGGACTGCTCGCATGTCCTCGTCCTGTACCCGTGGTACACGGATCAAGAAGAAGTCAAAGATGAACTCAACCTTGCTGCTCGCATGGGATTCTCCCTCGTGACTGAGCAAGGGAATTGCGACGGCCTGAGCGCCGAAGGCTGCGATGATTGGGACTACATACAAGTGGAGGCACCCCTTGGCTGAACGACCAACACACCTGTCACACAGTCAGGTCACGACCTGGCTCCGGTGCCAGCACCAGTGGTACTTGGAGAAGGTTGAGCAGGTGGATCGCAAGCCAGCCGTGTATCTATGCGCCGGTAGTGCGATCCACTCTGTCATCGAGCAACTGAACAAGGGTTTTTATTTGGAGCAGGTGCAGGGTGATAGAGGGATCTAATCTCTATGCACGCCCTTCGAGGTACTGCCCCAACTGTCTGGGTGACACGTTCGTCACTCACGTTCGCTTCGACGAGCAGGGGCAGATCTCTTGGTACCTGACCCGCGACCTGCACTACGTCAAGTGCGTCGCCTGCGACTACCCCGTGACCCTGCCAACCGAGATTGACCACATTGGAGAGACAAGTGACGCAACTTAGTGAGATGTGGAGCGGTGAGTTCCGCTCCGAACTAGCCAAGGCTGAGACCGATAGCGGCTACCCAGTCTCAGAGTTCAAGGTCGGTGGTCGTAAGACCAAGGCTCTGCCTGACGGTGAAGACGTTGACTTCTGGATGAACGAGGGTCTTCGACAAATCGAAGATTACGTCAAGTGGTACGAGGAAAGTGGTTGGCGCGTAGCGACCATGCCCGACGACCGGCCTGGAATCGAGTGGGGTGTTGAGACGCAGTTCGGTGGCGTGCCGATCAAGATGTTCGTCGATGGAATCTTCCAAGACGAGCGAGATCAGCATTGGATTGTTGACTTCAAGACAGGCAAGAACACTCCGCACTCTGCGTTGCAGTTAGCCCTGTATCGAGCCGGTATCAAGCGAGCGACCGGCATGGAGATTGACCGTGGCGCGTACTACATGACGCGCAAGGGAGAGATCGGCGACCGGATCGACCTGTCCCATTGGGATGAAGACTTCTTTGACGGCTGGTTCTCCACCACGCACGCTCAAATGTCTCTCGGTCTCTTCGCTCCGAACGTTGACATGCATTGCGGCTGGTGCTCCGTCAAGGACTACTGCCAAGCAGCCAACGGATTTTTGTCAGATAAATACCCCCTCCAAATGAAAGGAAACAAATGAGCGCGAACGAACACCTGTTCTCGTACACAACCAAGGTCGGTCGTGGTAACGACCTACTCACCGCCCGTGGTGACACCGAAGAAGAGTTTCTTGCGTCATACGAATCTCTGCTTCGCATCAAGGAGCGCATCGAAGGTCAGGCTCCTACCGTTGAGCAGGCGACACAGAATCTCAAGGATGCAGGTGTCGTTGCCAGCGATGACGGTGACCAGAACGGGACGGAATACGACGGTCGTGTCGATAAGAAGTTCGACAACACTTGGTTCGTCTACGACCGCTCGAACGCACCGCTTACCGATGCTGGTGAGAAAGCAGTCTTGAAGTGGTCTCGCGCTCAACAGTCAGGAAACATGTACTCCCAATGGGTGACTCCTGACGTTGCCAGCGGAAAGATCCGTGGTCAGGCTGCCAAGAGCGCATGGATGAAATGGACTCCTGACAAGTACGACACTTCCGATCTGCCGAAGTTGCCCGTTACGTCGTGAGAAGTCTTCTTCAGGTTGTTGTTGCCGGTTCGGAGGCAGGCGAAGAACTGCCTCCGTTCCTGCCTCTCGTTCACGAAGCGGGTATCCGCTTTAGGCGTGGGCAACTGCATGTCTTAGCAGGACAGCCTGGTCGAGGAAAAACTCTTGCTGCTCTTTGGTACGCCATAACCAGCGGAGTCGAGTGCTTGTACTTCAGCGCCGACTCTGACGAAGGAACGATTGTTAATCGTGCCCTTGCTGTGCATATGAAAGAGACGGTATCGACCGTCAAGAAGATGCGTGCGTTCGACGAGGACGACCCCGCAATGGTTGACAGCCTGTGGGATCTGTCCAACCGCATCAGGATTCAGACCAACCCAGCACCAACGCTCGATGACATTTACGAAGAGTGCTACGCCTGGATTGAGATGTTCGGGCGATGCCCCGAACTGATCGTTGTAGATAACTTGTCGAATATCCAGGCCATGCACGACAACGAGTGGACTGGACTGCGTGATGGGCTTCGTGCTCTTCACACCCTTGCCCGAGACACGCTCAGCGCCGTACTCGTCTTGCATCACACATCTGAAAGCCAAGGACAACCAACGCAGCCTTCACCTATGAAGGCAACGATGGGAAAGGTCAACGCCCTTCCCGAGGTAATCCTCACTATCGCAATGGATGGGCCTCGCTACCACATTGCGGCGGTCAAGAACCGAGACGGCAAGGCAGACCCATACGCAGATGATCCGGTCACGGTGTACGTCGATCCTGAATCCATGTCTCTATTCAACACTTTGCAAGATCTTGAGACCGCCAAGAAGAGGCGTGAATGGATTGGGTAGAGCAAGCAACGTGTCGATCGGTTGACCCAGAAGTTTGGTTTCCCGACTACCCAGGACAGGAATGGGATGCCGTCAAGATCTGCGCCCAATGCCCAGTCCAGAAGGAATGTATGACTGCATCATTCGATCAAGAAGAAGAGTTCGGAGTATGGGGTGGCATGACCCATTGGGATCGAGTGACCCTCCTGCCCAAGTACAAGAAGCGAGCGAAGCCTGACCGCTCACTACTAGTAGATCAGATGCTTCAGCGGATAGACGCAGCGATTGAGAATCATGCGGCTCACAAGAAAGCGGTCAATGATCGGCGACTAGAGCGCAACGCACGGAATAACCAGCGGATTCGAGATGAGTTGAAGTCAAGAGGGCTGAATTCGAGGGGCAAGAAATGAGTTCCTACAACAAGGCAAAGGGAACGAAGTTCGAGGTTGACCTAGAGGATTACCTCAACGAAGCATTGATGAAGGCACGGCGCTTACCCCGTGCCGGAGCAAAAGATATCGGCGATGTCGCTCTCATACTGAAGGCGCTGACCATCGTTATCGAAGCCAAGAACGTGAAGAAGCAAGACATGAGTGAGTGGCTTCGTCAAGCAGATGTCGAATCATGCAACTACGAACTGAAGTACGGAGTTCCCACGATCCCTGTTGTTGCTACGAAGACCAGGCAGAAAGGCATCGGTGAGGCCAGGGTCACCATGAATCTGGACACGCTTCTTGAGTTGATACGGATGCTGGGTGAATCGTGAGCCAAGAAGACGACCTGATTGCTGTGCTCGAACATTACGAACTACCCGAACCAGGGTACGGCGAGCGAGCGTACAACTGCCCAAGCCACGACGACGCTCATGCGTCGGCATCAATCAATAGAAGTAAAGGTGTCTGGTTCTGTCACGCCTGCGGGTCAGGCGGGACTGCTGCACAGATAGTTATGGATAGGGAGGGCATCACTTACGTCGAGGCCATGCGTTACATCGAGGCTTTGACAGGAAGAAAGTCTGCTCCGACTAGGCGATCAGTAAAGAAACAAAGTAAACGCTGGGTTCCTCCGACTCTACGCAGGGTGATCTAGGGATATGCGACTGACAATGGATGCCCTCGGTTGGACTCTCGACATTCACCTGTCCCTCACTTCCGAAGTCGAGGAAGAGGCAGGCACAGACAAGTTGGGGACGAGCGACCACACGCTCGCTGGTTTCGCACCAGACCCAGCCTTCATCGACCGCTACCCCGAAGAGGACGAATGATAGAAGCATTGGTATTGGCAGCAGTGATGGGCGGTGGCCCCGATCATCACACCCTGCACACACAAGAGATCAGCATTAAGAAGCCACACAAGGGCGCGTTCTCAGATGTGATAACTGAGGCAGCCAAGGTGCCTAAGAAATGGAAGCCGTTCGCAGCGTGCGTACTTGACCGCGAAAGCGGAGGCACACTCGACAACGTTCAATCAGGAGTTCGTGCGCGTAACCCGAGGTCTTCTGCCTCGGGACGCTGGCAGTTTCTTAACTCGCAATGGAATCACGGGCTGCCCTACGCAGTCTCACGCGAACTGAAAAGAAACGGGATGCCCAAGGAGCACGCCAAAAAGATTCGCATAGAACTACAACAGCGTCCCATCCACACCTGGCATGGCTACTGGCAAGACATAGGTTTCGTCGCCACCGTTACCGGCGGCGGCTGGTTTCATTGGAATGGAGGTAAAGGGTGCAACTCGAAACGACCGTGACTTGTCCTCATTGTGGAGGGCCAACGAATAGAGATTGCTACCGATTGCTGGTTAGGTGCGTAAGCCGTGACTGCGGCAGGTACTCGATCAGGCCCGATCTACCCAGCAATGAGTTGCCCCTTTTCGACTGGCCTGCCAGGGACAGGAAGCGTAATCGGTAATGGATTTCGATGAGTGGTTTGTTCATGGCTTGAAGATGGGCTGGGTCAGCGATCCAGTCTGCATAGAACATGACCCACTCCCATTGCGTGAATGGGAAGAGGAAGCCTTGTACACGGGTGAAGAGGTCTGCGCGATGGTAGTTCGCATTTGGCATGACGGAACAGAGATCGAACCTCGAACTCTTTGGGAGGTGTTTAGTGATGAAGCCGAATCAGTCGATGATTGATATGTGGACTCGGGCTGCTGATGCCTACCACGAAGCCATGCCTGGTTCACCAGCCGAGGAGTACCTGCGGAAGCGGGGCTTGAGCGAGGGTATTCAACAGTTCAAACTTGGGTACGTCGATGTCGTTGCTCCTGGTCACGAAGACAGATTCCGTGGCACCTTGTCGATTCCCTACTGCACTCCCAGCGGGGTTGTTGCTTACAAGTTCAGGCGGCTGGCTTCGGATGACTTACCGAAATACGACTCCCCTTCCGGTCAGCGTCAGCATCTCTTCAACGTTTCCGCTCTGCATCAGAGTGTCAGTTGGGTGCTGGTGGTGGAGGGGGAACTGGACGCTGTGGCAGCCACCGTCGCTGGGTTCCCTGCTGTCGCTAGTCCTGGCGTGAACGGCTGGAAACCGCACTTCACTCGCTGCTTCGACGGGTTCAGCAAGGTGGTCGTGGTCACCGACAACGATCAGAAGGAAGGCAACGACCGTAATCCTGGGGATGAGTTCGGCAAGTTCTTAGCCGAAACTATTCCGAATGCTATCCGCGTGTCGCTGCCTGCTGGACAGGATGTAAATAGTACAATTCAGACATACGGTAGCGAGCACTTTTCTGATCTGATCGGTCAGCAATTGGAGGACTCGTGACCATTCCCACTCCACCACCCCCCACGCCACCTCACTTCGGGCTTACGCCCGAGCAGTTTGCTAGTTACCACAGACGAGCGTGCGCCTACTCACGCTTCAGGCTTCTCGATGCTGGCTCCCGTGAATACGACGAGGGCACTCATCAGAAGATGGAAGAGTTCGACCCACACCGAATCCTTCTTGAACTACGACAAGAAGTGGCTGATGCGATCACATATCTCGTCGGCCTTGACCTGACTATCGCCAGGTGGTCAGACAAGATCGGAGAAGTTGAATGATTCCAAGCGTCGTATTCGACATAGAGACGACCGACCTTAAAGGACTGATGGGGAGAATGCTTTGCGTTTCATTCCTCGATGGTCAGACAGGTGAAGTCACCACCTTCCGTGCTGATGAGCAGCCCTGGAAGGGGCGAACCAAGATAGACGACAAGAAACTAGCCGTCGCCTGTCGCAACCACCTTGAGAAATACAAACTCATCGTCGGTCACAACTCGAAGTTGTTCGATGTGCCATTCGTGAACGCTCGACTAGCCAAGCACGGAGAGCGACCCATTCATGTCGAGTGGCACATGGATACCCGCTGGTATTTGAACTCAGCCTCGATGCGTATTGGTTCCGCTAAGTTGGATAACGCGCAGAAGTTCTTCGACTTAGGTGAAGCCAAGACTCCGATCTCTTGGGAGCAATGGCAGTTAGCGGCGACGCTGGATAAGGGTGCGATGGATGAGGTTGTCGTCCATTGCGAGCAGGACGTAAAGGTTCTCGCTGAACTGGTTCCACATGTTCTCCCTTATGTGAAGAATCTTCACCGCTAGGTGCAGCATGAATGAGGGACTTACAACTGAAGAGTGGCAGGCAGTAACAGAGGTAGCGGCTGTCGCAACTAACGCTGTGATGCTCAGGTTCAACAAGTACGTCGAGGCTGCTGATGTCAGGCAAGAGTGCCTGCTTGCTGCCGCCTTGAAAGAGAACAAGATCGTGGGCTGGCTCAGACAAGAGGGCGACTCGGAAGTGAAGCGCGGTGAGCGTTCACTCCTGAAGTTCCTGCAAAAGAAAGCCGAAGTGTATGCCCGTACACAGAAAGCAGAGGCTCTTGGCTACCAGTTGGAAGATGAATACTTCTACGAGTCTGGCCTGATCGAAGCCTTGATCGCTGTGATGGCAACCGGAGACTATGAACTAGCGGGTCAGATACTTGACCCCGCTGACGTTGGTGGTCGAAGAAAGAAAACTTTGGCAAGTGAAGGCAACAACATCATTGCCCTCGTCTCTGACGCTAACTCTGCATTCAAGAAACTCAGCAGTCGAGACCAACAAATACTCATGTGGAAGTTTGGTAACGGCTTGAGTAGTCAGGAGATTGCTGACCAGTTGGGTGTGACTCGGCAGCGCATAGACCAACTCCTTCGTCGAGGAGTTAGGAAAATGATTGAGTCGTTGGGTGGGGCCAACCCTCGGTCATAACAACTGAATAGGGAGAGGGGACGTGCTCTGTGTGGGGTAGCACGTCCCCCCTCTTGTTAGGCAGGGACGAGGCGCAGGTACTATCTCGCCTACCAGGAGCGGGGGTCGCTCAACTGGCAAGGTCATGGATGTCCTTGGCCCGAGTATCATTGGCTTTTACGCCTCGCCCCTTAGTCAAGGTTGGCTAACCATTCAGGGTTCCTCAGTCGTATGACTTCAAGACCCGTACCTGTCCGGTCTTCGGTTGATCCGCACAACTTCTTTGCCGCTGTCCTGGCTGGCTTCTCTGTCGTCCATGTGCCGATCCCTAGGATCGGTGTCTTCGGGTCGAGGCGTGCGACGATGGCCCACCTTTCCCGACCCTGCTCGATCTCCATGACTGCATCGACAATCTCCATTGCCATCTCGATTGCCTCTTCGCTTGGCTCAGGTTCGAGGATCTTTGCCACGGCTTTGACTGACCTGCTGTTTCGAGATGGCATCAGCCCTCCCCTCTGTGTATCCGTGTTCCTTGCCGACGAGGTAGCCGTCGTGATGTACGACGACTACCCCGACAACAATGCCAATCATTATCAGAATGATAGCAAGTCCCTCACTCACCCTGCACTCTCCCCACCTTGTTCCAACAGCCACAACAGGTAAGACTCCTGGGACTTGATGGTCACCTCGTAACCCTCACGCGCCATCTTCATCACGGCACTAGCCACGATTGCGTCAGCATGGGGGCCGTCCTCGACCACACCAAAACTGAATGCCTTCGAGTCCCATATCTCGGGAACGAACGGGTCGCTTTCCCAGTAGGTTCCACGGTCGCTATCAACTTCATAGACAGTTACTTCTTTCATCCTGCCATCTCCTTCATGTCACGCCAGTAGTCTCTGGCTAGTTCATCGAACACATCTCGTGGGTGCAAGTTCACCTGCTGTGAGATGACTTGCACTCCAATCAACCTCTCCGAGAACTCGCTCAACACATAGTCGATTGACTTCTCGTAGAACATTTGCAACTTGGATGAGACTTCCATCCATGATGACGAGTACCTGACGGTCTCGACAATGAACCGATGAGTTGCCTCATCGTTATCCCATACGAGACCGATGTCTCTTACTGCTTGGTCGGTGCTATTCATACCTTTGCTCCTTCTTTTATGTGTTCGAGAACCAGCAATAGATCACTGGCGATGATGGCTGCGTAGTTGTATTGGTTCGCTTCGATGGCGTGGGTCACTGATGCGAGGTGTTGCCTCGCCAACTTGTGAGAGCAGTGAGTCCAACCCTGATCGCACAAACCACAAACCCACTCGTCACTGTTCATACCGTCTCCTTCACTGGTGCTGGTAGTGCCTCGATGATGCGGTGGTGCCACATCCAGAAGTTGTTTTCCAACCGCTCACCGAAGGTGCGAACGTGATCCTTGAAGTCGATCAGGTTCGGCTCGTAGATCCCCTTCATTGGCTTGTCGCCTGGGTTGACTGCGATATCCCGCAGTAACCTCCAACCCAGTTCGACTGTGTTAGATCCCGAGTAACCACACATGAGCGGGATGAGGATGCGCTGGTCAGGCTGACTGCGCCAACCAACACCCTCTGTGCAGATGACTGCCCATTGTTGCTCGGGTATGTACCCGTTCTCATCTTCAACAGGCTCGACCTCGGTGAACACCAAGTCGTAGGCCAAGCCCCAGCCTTCATGTCTTACGTCTTGCATGGATTTGCCGAACTGTGCAGCGAACACCTTCAACGCTGCTGTCTCGGTGCGCTTCTTATCAAGTAGGTAAACCAACTTGCTCTCTCGTTCTGCGTATCTACTCATTTGTCTTTCCCTTTCTTTTCATGGCACTTGCAAGTGCAAGTGACCTCAATCCCAAGGACGATCCCTGGGCCTGGACAACGGTCACAATCTGGCTGTTGACCGTGGTGTTTCTTGCAGTAACTACTGACAGGCATGACTACTCCTTACATCACCCTGCATTGTGACTGAAGATGATCGAGCAGTTCGCCTTTGAGTTGCTGGTTCTTGTAGGTACGGAGGCAGTCGAGTGCAGCATGAGTGCTCATGCTTACCTTCTTGTACCCCACAACATCATGGATGGATCTCGCTTGAGTGAGGATCTCTAAATGTGGTGGAGCAAACATCCGTGCCCTACCCCGCAGTTGCGGGTCACGCAGAATGTCAGTCGCTATCTCTGCGATAGGCCGTCGGACCATAGAACACCTCCGTTACTTCATCTAATGGAACGATGCGCTCGTCGATGCGGTCGATGACCGCTTGCCATGCGGCAGCGATGAGCACTTCGCTTAGTGATACCTCGTCCTCGATGAATGTCTCGTGGACAAGTTCACCGTCTTGCGTTACTTCAACGTGGTACATCATCCTCCTTTACAAAGCCGCACTCGGGACAGCACCAAGCGCAGGACGTTGGACATTCGCTGTCGTCCAGACAATCCATTCCAGTTTGAGTTTGCTTCTTGCACTCGTAACAGTAACTCGTCTGCTCTTCTGTGTCTAACATTTGCCTCACCTACCCTGCAATCTCTTCGTTGCAATCGGGACACAGCCACCCTGTTAGGTGCTGGTCTGTTCTGTCACACATGGCGCACATCGCATCAGGTGGATAGGCCATCACGCCTTCTCCTTTTACCATTGTGGGCTGAACTCTCCCCTGCTCATTACTGCTACAGGGTGCTGAGCGTTCGGGTCGATGTCGGGATCAACGTCGTCATCTTCTTCATCTTCGATGTCATCGAGGTAGCACCAGCCGTGCTCATGTTCACAACCAACATGCTTATTGATGTAGTCGTAATCGGGTGTGTAATCGCAACCCAAGCCGTCGGTGTGACCGCAGCATGGGTAATCCTCGCACCTACTCATCATCCTCCACCTCGTCTTCCTCTTCTTCCTTGTGTGTTGTCCATACCTCGGCAACCATCTCAACGTCGTTGATAGCCTGCTCAAGTGCTTCCTGGTGTGCGTCGCTTTCGTTATACTCTTCGATTGTGTATGTGTCGGTGTAGTGCAACCTAACTTTCACTTCATAAGTATTCACTTACTCAACCTCCTTATCTAGTTCTTCTTGATGATCTTTGATTGCTTGCCTCAAGTGATCCTCGATAGCGAGGAGGACCACGATGGTCATGCGTGTAAGGATTGACTGGAATGGAGTGAACAACTCCGCAGAACCCCACTCAAAGTCTTGAACCTCTGGGCTGCTGTTCCAAATGTCTATCACCTCGCTATGCCAGATGACGAACTCGCAACCATCAGCCGTCTCGTGAACCCACCTATCAACGTCATCACCAGGCAGGTCACCACTCTCAAAGGCATCCACTACCCACGAGTCGAGGGTCGCTTTCACCTCATCCCACTTGTTACTCATCGAAGGAACCTCCCCTTTGAGCCAAAGGCTCGGTCATACGAGGCTCGTTCCAGTTACGGACGACATACTGATGGGCGCTCTGACTGCTCTCTATATCTACTGAATCGGCTTCGTACAGCCCAACCTCGTATCCGTGGGCAAAGAAAGTCTCATTGAAGAATCGAATGAGACCTTCCTCGTCGTTGAACATGAGGTTGAGAACGAACGGTTTGTTACTCATACCTACCTTTCTTGTTGAACGATCTGTCCAACATGGCGAAGGTCAGAGCCGAAGCCCTGACCTCCACCATACTCACAGATCCGTCAATCATGCTGCATTTAGCACTCAACCACATCGCTTACTTGATAGTCGTCAATGGTGATTATGTGGTCACCCTCTCTCACCTCCGAGTTAACTAGGCTGTCGTCAATGTACGAACTAGCCTCATCACCGACGATTGACTCCGCATCTTGCTCGTTGCGTGCTGTCACGGAGATAGTGACAGGCACCGTCATCGTGACTGTCACATCAACGGTTACGTCATACTCCTTCTCACGAGGAGAGATGTAAGCGATCTTCGACTCGCCATTGAACTGGTCTATGAACTGGTCGTACTCATTACACCAGTTACGGCTCTCGGCCTCCTGCTCAAGCATCGAACCGATCAGGTCAATGTCTGAGGAGTAATCCCGCTTCTGCTTCGTCATCTCCCAAAGCCGCATACTCACGCTGTGAAACTCATGGAACAACGTGGCACGAGTTTCCGACTCGGGATTGGGGACAGACTCAGCAAATGTCCACGGCAAGCGGGTACTCCTACCAGCAGGCATCGCAAACTTGACCTGCTCTGTGTCGTCAGGCTTCTGCCGTGACTTGACCTCACCCGTGACCACGACGCTGCCTTGAGAGTGATCCTCACCGTAAACCCAAGCAACATCAGTGACCGTTACTGTGTGTTCGGCAATAGATTGAGCATCCCTGAGAGAGTTGTAGCGATCCCAACGGTACTCATAAGGGAACTCTGGCTCATTACCGACCAGGATCTTGTCACCAATCATGGGGACGAAAGCGATCTGGTCGAAGTGAACCCAGCGATATTCGTCAGACCCCTCCTCACGGAAGTACCAGCGATCCTCACCGCTTTTGTAGTTAGCGTAACCCTTCTTGCCAATCATCGCGTCGGTGTAACCAGCCACGCTTGGTGCCTTTATGAACGCACGCGACTCGTTGTATCGAAGGGGGTTGCTCGATACAGCATCATCGTAAGTAATCGTACTCATTCTTACTCCTGTTATCTCACCATCTATGCACGTTACATAGATGAGAAGGAGGGCAGGTTGCCCTGCCCCCCAACTCACTCATGCACCCTGCTATTACCTCAGTAAACGCCCACCCCTAACATTTGATGAGGCGTGCGCTCGAAGTTCACATCTTCTAAATAATCTAAGACTTCTTCAGCGTCCAAGTTGTCGGGGACACTTACAACTACACAATCTTCTACGGGCATGTAAGTACCCGTTCCTTCGTGATACCAAACCATGCTCATACCAACTCACGCTCTCCTTCATTGATCTCCCATGCTGCACGTTGAGCAGCGAACTCAGTCATGAAGTCACCTTGAGAGCCGTCACCACCCTCATTCCTCGTCGGCAAGTGGATCAGTTCATAACCGTAGTTGCCGTTGTAAGGGTCATGAACAATCCACCACTCACCATCAGAGGAGAAGAACTCCACTCGTTCCATGTCATACCTCGCAATCGTGTCCGTAGTGCCATTCCTGACGGTCAATCCCATCAGCCATATCGAACACTCGATCACACTCCTCGCACTTCTGATACAAGCCAATGCCCAGCATTAGTCGAGCCTGCTCTCTACCCAAGCGTCAATGTCATGAGACTGAAGCACACCAACAAAGGCATGGGCATAAGCACACTTGATCTCATACGATTGACCGCCCTCATGGACAGAGATAGCAAGCCCACTCGGGTAGCCCTTCCGAGCCACACCAGCAGCCTTAGCCCATCTGCCCCAACCTGTATTGCCCTTGAAGCAGATAGAAGCGAAGCCACACACACCTTGAGGGACGTAGTACGTCGGCTTAGTCTCGTCAATCGTGTCATCGAACAGCGACTTCGCTGTCCCCACGATCATCGGAACCGGAACCTTCGCATTGGCGGCTTCCATAGCAGCCTCATGCGCCTCAATGTAGATGGCCCCATAGTTCTTGTCATACCAACTCATCTTGATACCTCTTTCTCTTGAACGTAGCGTTGTTGCCACGCTCAGGGAAGCCACCCGAAGGTGGCAACCCTCAACTTGGCAAGTTGCTTCTGATGTTGGCGATGTGCTCTTGATGTTGCTTGTCTTGAAGGTGCTTCACTTGTCGCAAAGCGAGCAGATGGATACACCATTGCAAGTAAGGATCAGTCCGTAACGCCTGCTGTCTACTGTCCTTGCCGCCCGTAAAAAGGGTGGTGCTGTGATAGTCGCCGTCCTCGCCGAAGCGAGCGACAACCTGAGTGCCCCGACCGTCCCAACCTTGGTGAACACAGACGTAGCAGTCCCACCTTCTCTGCTCCCTCTGAAGTTCACCATCAACCCTCGGCACCCACATCGTTTCTTCGATGATCTGCCCTATGGGTTCACAGTTGTCGCAATCGTGACGGTGGCGGTACTGCGGAAGCCTTGGCGTTTCGATGTATTCCATGACCTCGTACACCATGCGGCGGCCCTCGTCACTCATCACTTACCCTCTCGATTACAACCGCCTCGACTACAACGTCGTCGTAGCCGTCGTTCTTGAGGATCTGAGCAGTTAGGTCTGCCGCCTCTTTAGTCATGTAGTAGTCGGCCTCTACGCCACCAACCCACACAACAAAGTGCGCTTCACTCCTGGTACTCATCTCGCTACTCCTAACTCCCTGGTGATCTGCCAGGGTGAAAGACAGGGGCCGAAGCCCCTGCCTAACAGAATGGCAGATAACTAGATCACCCTGCAATCCATTCAGGCTCAATCTCCTTGTAGGCGGCAATCTCAGCCTCATGGACAGCCCTTTCTTCAGCCTGCTCAGCAGCCAACTCTGGGTCGGTCGGCTGGCAACCAGTCATATCGAAGGGCACTTCGTAGCCGTCAGATGACGACATGCACAACTGAGCCAAGAACCAGTTAAACTCGTCTTGTGCCCTGACTGCTGCGGTGTCTGCGTCACCCGCTTCGGTAACGATGTGGATAATCGCTTCGACCTTTGCGTCGTTTCTGACGTAACGATAGGTAGTACAATGCTCCATCGTGATACTCCTTGATCGCTAAGTTGGCCTATCTGACCAACTGAAAGAGCCAGGGTCGAAACCCTGGCCCAATCAGAACGTCAGACCTAATACTTGTATCCAGGACAGTCCTGCTCACCAAGAAGGTGTCCCTCGGCGTAGCACACCGGACAGACCCACTTGATATCCCTCTGCCGCATACAGACTTCGAGAGCCATCGGCAGCGGAACCCTGCTCGACGACGACAGACCCTCGAACCGTGGGAAGTACCGCCGAAGGTCAGTCAGAACGTCCCTCGATAACAGACCGAGGAACATCGCAACCTCGTAGACTCTCGGCCCACGTTCCACCGTCCACTTCTGCTTAGCCATACTGATCTCCTTTCAGAGGCTCATCAGCACCGTCATCAACGGTGGACACCCCCGAAGGGGTGTTTCGCCTTTAGGCATTTGACAACTTGCGGATCAGGTCAGAAGCCCCACCCTTGGTCTTGACGTTGGGCAGGTCAGCGATCTTGAGCGACTGCTCGTAGCAGAGCGTCGAGATCTTCCTGATCTGAGCAGCCGTAGCAGGGTCTTTCCGCCAATCCCTCTTAGGCTTGACCGTCCTGGTCTTGCCGTTGGCGAGGGTCACGGTGAAGGATTGCTTAGCCATTTTGATCTCTCTTTCATCTTGCAGGGTGTAACCGGCAGGGTGTTCTGTCGGCTACTTCCATTCCATCATGCACGTCAAATCAGGGGGGCATACCAGGGCAAAACGGACACTCCAGGGGGCACAGGGGACAGGTCCGTGCTCAAGCCCCAGGCAAAGAGGGAATAAGCCACAAAACGGACAGCACACTACCCCAATAGGTGCAGAAACGCACGACCTGGGGGGGTTTTAAGCAAGCCCCCCCGTGGGGTGTGTACAGACCTGAGAAAAATTTTGACCAGAAACCCGCGTGTTTGCAGGGTGTTGAAAGTTTTTGTTTCTTGGGGGGTTGCTTTTTGTGAATTGCCAGACTACAGGGTTATTAGTAGAAGCCTTTTTTTACTAAGCCTCCCCGCCTTTAGGGGAGGCGGCGGGTCGGCTTTGTTTGTGATTGTTCGACCGAGTTCCGCGAGGTCGTGGGACGCTCGCGTCACTTTGAGCAGGTAGAATATGGGAACGGTCACAACGTTCCTGTGATTTATCCCCACTTTTAGGTGGGTGAGTTATGTCCAGAGTGAGTTCGTTACTGCGCTCGTTTGATCCGTTCGCTTCCTGCGTCAGCGACGCTGCGATTTTCTACGCGGTGGAGGAGAAGTCCTCCGCATGGTGGGATCGGAACGTTTGGCATTTTGTTCGGCTTGATGGTTCTGGCTGCGCCATTTGGCGCGGCGCATTGCAGGCCAATCAGAACATTGGCGGTAGGTCTTTATCTCACCCGTTGGTCGAGTTGAAGGTCGCCGGTTACACATCTTTTATCCCGTTGAGGACGCGCCGGTTGTTGTGGGCGTGGGCGTATGGGTACGAGACGCTGCCCGATGGGAAGCAGACAGATTTCTCCACCGACGAGGTTATCTCGATGACCTGCTGGAACCACTTGTGCGTGAGCGCACAGCACATGGAGAAGGTTGATCGGACGGAGTTGGGTTACAAGACATGGGCCAAGGAGACAGGTCAGGTCGCCGGGTAGTCGGTACTGAGGTTGCGAAGGGTGAACTGCTCGCCCTTATCCGTTCGGGTGAGCGGGTGCGTGACGCGCTGCGGAAGATCGAGAGGTCTCGTTCCTGGTATCAGGATCAGCGTAGGCGTGACTCCGACTGGGCGGCTTTGTGTGACTTCTCCCGCCATAAGCGTCTTGAGTTAGTTGCCTCGAATACTGAGAAGGTCGGGTTCTCCGAGTTCTCCGAGAAGTACCTGGGTGTGAAGGTGTGGCCTCACATGCAGAACGTGGTCGATCTCATGGAGGGGCGCGACCCAGGGTGGCTGCACCCGAGCATGGTGTACGAGAAGGGCACTTCTGGACTGAGCCGGTTGCTCGTTAACGTCCCGCCCAATCACGCGAAGTCGATGACCGTGAGTATTAATTACGCGACGTATCGGGTGTGCAAAGACCCGAACATCAACGTGATTATCGTGAGCAAGACTCAAGATCAGGCTAAGAAGTTCTTGTACGCGATTAAGCAACGGTTGACCCACCCCCGCTACGCGGAGATGCAGGCGGCGTTCGGCCCTACTGACGGGTTCAAGGCTTCCGCTGATGAGTGGTCTGCTACCCGCGTTTACTTGGGGGGCGACCGGGACAGCGACTCCAAAGACCCAACCATCGAAGCCATCGGCATGGGTGGAATGATTTATGGATCGCGTGCGAACCTCATCATCCTCGACGATGTTGTGACGCTAACCAACTCGTCCGATTGGCGTAAGCAGCAAGACTGGATCAGGCAGGAAGTTGCGTCCCGTCTCCCACCGAGGGGCGGTCAGTTACTTGTTGTTGGTACCCGCGTCGCCTCGATTGACTTGTATAAAGAGTTGCGTAACGCGGAGCATTACACGGACGGGAAAGTCCCGTGGAGTTACCTGGCTATGCCAGCCGTGTTGGAGTCCAAGGAAGACCCGAAGGATTGGGTGACCTTGTGGCCTAAGTCCGAGCAGACACTCATGGAAGATGATGTGCCGGACGAAAATGGAAACTTCGAGCGGTGGAGTGGCGAGCGCCTATCCCAAGTTCGTAACGAGGTCGGGCCGAGTAAGTGGAGCCTGGTCTATCAAAATCTTGACGTAGCCGAGGACGCGATATTCGATCCCGTCTGCGTAAAGGGTTCCGTGAATGGCATGAGGAGTGTTGGCCCCCTGTCGTCCGGTGTCGCTGGTCACCCGAAAGACCCTGAAGGCTTCTACCGGGTGGTTGGTATTGATCCAGCGATGAGTGGCGATACGGCTTCCGTCGCCTATGCCGTAGACCGGAGAAGTGGTAAGCGTTATGTGATGGATGTCGATGTGATGACATCGCCTTCGCCAGCCGCGATCAGGACGCTGATTCGTAATTGGGCAGAGCGGTACAGACCGCAGACTATTGTTGTGGAGTCCAATGCGTTTCAGTTGTTTCTGACTCAGGACGAGGAAATCAGATCGTTCCTGGCAAGCAAGGGAATCTCTTACCGGCCCCATCACACAGGCTCAAACAAGCAAGACCCTGAGTTCGGTGTGGCCTCCCTCGCTCCCCTGTTTGGTTCAAAGACGACGCGAGAAGGTCAACTAACCACGAAGCACGCTGGCGACAATCTCATCGAGTTGCCTGCCACTACAAATGAAAACGTCAGGAAACTGGTCGAGCAACTAATCACCTGGCAGGCGGGGGTTCCCCCGAAGAAACTGAAGCAAGACGCTGTGATGGCTTTATGGTTCGCCGAACTTGTTGCTCGTGAGCAGTTGTTCCGCATCAACAGCAACTACCAAACAAATTTCATGTCTACTGAGTTCGTTACCAGGGGCGATAGAAGCGCCCAGTTCACGGTAAACCTCAATGATGTCATTTCCGTATAGAAGGTTGTATGGCGACGTATAACGAGCGTTTCGAGCAGATTCGTATGCGCTTCTCTGAGCGCGACAAAAAAATGAGCATGGTTGCCGAGGCGCGTAACGGGAACCTGGGATCGGTCTACCCCTCCCTGTTCCCCGAGGGCCAATGGTCCCAGCCCATCGTCGCCAACATGATCGACATTGTTGCTAAAGACTTGTCCGAGCAGATCGGTGTTCTCCCCACTATCTCCGCTTCCGGTGACTCAGCCCTCGATGAGAGTGCTCGAACGAAAGCCGACAAGCGCACGAAGATAGCGAACTACTACCTCGCCAAGTCGAAGATGAGTAGCGAGATTATTCGCGCCGCTGACCAACTGATTACCTTCGGTTTCGTTCCCCTGCGCGTGGAGCCAAACTTCAAGGACGGTGCTCCCCACATCAGCGTCGAGCACTCGATGGGCACCTACTGGGATCAAGACCGCTTCGGTGAGATGCGCGTCTTCTGCAACAGTTTCCGCAGGAAGGTCGGCGATCTAGCCGCCATGTTCCCCGAACTGGCAGACAAGATCCGCTCGTCCCGCCGCGACGACAACTCCTACATCAACGTTATCCGTTGGACAACCCCAGACGAGATCGTCATGTTCACGGAAACCGATGTAGTGCTGACTCGTCAGGAAAACATGATGGGTGTCATCCCCGTTGCCTTGGCGAAGCGACCCACGTTCGACGGAGGGGTATCTGGTCAATTTGACGACGTTCTGCCCGTGTATGCAGCAAAGGCACGGCTGGCGCTACTCATGTTGGAGGCCACTCAGAAGAGTGTTGAGGCTCCACTAGCAATCCCGCAGGACGTTACCCAGTTGAACGTGGGGCCGGATTCGGTCATCCGAAGCAACACGCCAGAGAAGATCCGGCGCGTAAGCCTGGATGTACCGCCTTACTCGTTCGCAGAGAACAACATTCTGAGCGACGAGTTGAAGTACGGAACTCGATTCCCCGAGTCACGAGCCGGTCAAGCCGACGGATCTATCGTCACAGGTCAGGGCGTGAAGGCTCTACAGGCCGCGTTTGACCAGCAAGTCAAGGTCTCGCAAGCCATCCTGGGTGAAGCATTGGGTGAGGCGATCAGCCTTTCCATGCGCTGCGATGAGGTTTACTTCAACAATCGCGTCAACCAAGTTTCAGGCAAGGTCAACGGAGTACCGTTCAGCCTCAAGTACACGCCGCGCACCGACATTCAGGGCAACTACGGCGTGAACGTTGACTACGGGCTTCTCGCTGGCCTCGATCCCAACCGTGCTCTAGTTTTCGCGCTACAGGCGCGGGGCGACAAGTTGATCTCACGATCCTTCACTCGCCGACATCTACCTATCCAGATCAACCCATCCGAAGAAGAGCGTGCGGTTGATATGGAGGACATGCGTGACTCTTTGAAGCAAAGCATTCAGGCTCTCGCTTCAGCGATTCCCGCTTTGGCTACCCAGGGTCAAGACCCCATGAAGGTTGTCAACTCTCTTGCGACCGTGATTGACGAGCGCAAGAAGGGAACGCCAATCGAAGAAGCGGTGAAGCAAGCGTTTGAGCCGCCCAAAACTGAACAGCAAGAACAGCAACAACCCCGAGAAGAACAGATTCCAGGGCTACCAGAAAACACAGCCATGCCGGGTGCGGAAGTCCAGCAGCCGCAGGCACCGATGTCTATGCAGAACCTTCTTGCAGGACTTTCCGGTTCGGGTAGCCCAGTTCTTAAGGGAAACATTCAGCGACAAATTCCAGCGTAGGAGAAAAAATGATTGGAACTCAAGGCGGTAACGCATCTGCACCTGTGGCGCAGCCCTGCAAATGCTCGCGTTATGGCGGTTCTGTGCCCGGTGGTGGCACTCAGCAGCGTCCCCAGGGTGACAAGCCCAAGGGTATCGGTGCTGGCGGCAGCAACCTGAAGTAGTTATGCCAGGAAATTACGACGACAGTATGGGTCGGCGCTTGGCTAAGAACTTTGGAATGAACTTGAAGCCGGGTAAAAAGCGTTACAAGTCGAAGAAGAAGAACGCGAAGCAGGCGATCCTTAAGGACGACGCACGCGGTTACCGCAAGCGTCGCGTTGAAGAACTGCGTGCCGACAAGAACCACGACATGTTGCAGCACTTCATTGGGAAGAACGCCACGCGCAAACCCCGTAACTAGAGGAAACAATGGCTAAGAGAAAATTTGGTGAGCCGCCAGGTCAAACCCGAACGAAGAGGCAAACCAAGAAAAAGGGAAACCGCTACTCGAAGTTCGGATTAGGTCCGGCTTTTGTGGGGGATGTCGCTAAGGGACTCGGTGAAGACCTAGTAAGTATGGGTAAGACCGCGTTCGATCCGCGCCTGCCATTCATGCGGGGGAAGGACGCTGAGAAGGCGAAGCGAGACGCTGCCCTTCTAGGGATGACCGTTATCCCTGGTGGCAAACTCATAAAGCCGATTGCCAAGGCAGCGAAGACCGCGAAGAAGACCACGAAAACTCCTGGCACTTCCACCGTCAAGAAGACGACGAAGAAGGCAGCCGAGAAAAAGGCAGCGGCTAAGAAGACAACCAAGAAGACCACGGCTAAGAAGACCCCTACTCTCCAACTTAGGAAAGTTCCCCCGAACTTTAAGAATCTTCCGCGCCCCAAGTCGGTCAAGCCCGGTGCTCCCAAGAAGCCCCAGTTTATGATTGATAAGCAACGGGCGGCAGACCTTAAGAAACTTGGTGACACGGGTAAGCGTGGTCGTCCACAGCCTAAGCCCAAAGATTTAAAGACAGACGCTCCTGGTGGTTCGACCAGCCCAGGGTTCACAAAAAAGCGTTCTCCTAAGTACGAGCCTGAGCCGACAACGGCTCGACCCGTTTCACCGGCTAAGAGCGGTGAGGCTCGCACTACCCCGATGAGCACCAAAGAGGTAGAGGACACTCTTGGTAAGTTGGGATTCAAGCGAAGCGAGACTGGACTCGAAGGCGCGTACAAGCGTTACAAGAGCAAAGGTCTTGACAAACCCAAGACCCGCACAAAAGGTGTAACAAAGAAGACCTCCGCTCAGCGCGAGGCTTCGGAAGCACAGGTCGAGCGCAGGAAGAAGGCTGGTGGCAGTCAGGCATTAAAGGACGCGATCAGGAACCCGAAACTTGGTGGTGATGTTTCCATCGCCAAGATGTCTCCTGCTGAACTCAAGAAGGCTTTGTCTAACCCAAGAAGTTCTGAGTCTCGCCTAATGAAGACTCTTGAGAAGCGAGCCAGGCGCGGGAATCTGCGCGAAGGTGAGATGCAGGTTCTCAACCGGCTTCGGGATAACGCTCCGAAGGCAAGCAATCAAAGGCAAACCGAAGGCTTGATGCGAGATGGCATTCGATCCGTCGGTCAAGGTCAGGCAGAAGGTGGCTCTAAGGCTGGATTCGTAAACCCGCCGCGTAACGTCAAGGCCAGTAATCCGAAGTGGCGAGGCGAAGGCGGCAAAGACGCGCCGAAGGGTCCAGAAGGTAAATCCGGTACAGCCAAGCGTGGCGACAAGGTAACCGAGAGGGCTAAGGAAGAAGACGGCGTAACCCGCATTAAGGGTAAGGGCGGTCAAGCACGCAGGGTGATCGCACCAAGCACAGATGTTGCTGTTGCCCGTGGCGGTCCTCGCGGTCGCCGCGTTGGTGGGGGTGCCACATCTGGTCGTAAGCCAATCGCCCTCGGCTCCGGCAGGAGAACGCCAAGCAAAGATGTAGTTCGTGGCGAAGTAGTCCGTGGAGGTAGAACTAGCGGTGGCAGCAAGGGGCGCACAGCGAAGCCCGTTGATCTCAAGACCAGGCCCGTTGGTGGCGGTCGTGGAAGTTCCGGTCGCGGCCCTGCTGCTCGTGGTACTGCTGGTCGTGGTGCTGCTCGCGCTGCTATCGGATCTAGTGCTGCAAAAGGCAAGGGCAAGGGAAAGAAAGCCAGGGACATAACTCCTGTTGCTGCTGCTGTAGGTGCGGGTGGATTTGCCGCAAGCAAGGCAGGCGGCGTAGCCGAGAGGACTGCCCCGAAGGAATCGGACAAGGACAAGGTAACTCCTCGCCCGAAGAAGCCCACGAGCCAGTTGCGGGATAAGTACGGTCGCAAGATTGATCGCGCCGAGTTCAACCGACGCGAGGCTTACCGCAAGTCCCTTGAGGGTATGACCGAAGCGGAGAAGAAGAAGGCTCGCAAGGCCGAGATGAAGCGCCGGGAGGCGTACCGCGCCCGTAAGGGTAAGGGAGCGAACATCATTACCCGCAACCTTGACCTGAAAGAAGGCGTATCTAGCCGCAAGGTCAACAAGGAAATGAAGGCTGCTGCCGGTAAGGGTGGCAATCGTCAAGCGGCAATCGACGCTCGAAAGAAGTACCAGAGAAAGAAGAAGTAATGCCCGGTCGAGTCTTTTGGAAAAACCCAAATCCCACGAAGAAGAAGAACCGGAAGAAGATGACCCCAGGCGAGAAAAGCGAGGCGGCTCGTCGAGCAAGCGCCAAGGGTCGTCGCTACCCGAATCTCGTGGATAACTCAGCGGTCATTCGCAAGCGTAATAAGTAGTAGGAGGTAGTCGTGCCGCCTGGTGGATACCAAGCACCACGAAAGCCTGCACCCGTAAGCGGCCCTGGTGCGCTATCAGAAAGAACTGACGGCGCACCGGGGCAATCAATTAAAGACTTGCCCAACGCCGGGTACGGAGAGCAGAAGGACTTCCAGCAATTACAGAAGTCGGCAAAGATGGCGAAGGCTGCCTCGATGCCAAAGGTCACTCCGCTTGATGCTCCTACGGAACGACCGGACGAACCGATTACCGAAGGTAACTCGCTGGGTCCAGGTCGAGGGCCGGAGTCTTACGGGATTTCACGCAACGTCTCAGAACTCTCGCAGATGGAGATAAGTGATATTGCCCAGTCGTTACCTCTGTTGGAGGGGGCGGCTAACGATCCGAACGCTCCGCGTTCATTTGTCCGATTCGTTCGCTACTTGAGAGACAATGCCTAGCCTTCCAGAAGATATTTCCGCAGCCGTAGACGCTTTAGGTGTTGAGCCTGTCGGAATTATTTGGGGTATCGGCATGACTCCGTGGGAGTCTGCTGAGCAGCGTGACTCATTCCTTCGAGCCATTACTGGCGGTCGAAATGGGTAGGTTCATTGGTGACGAAGCGGCAACCTTGACTCCTGCCGATAATCTCGGTAAGCCAATCAAGGATGCGTCAGAAGAAACTCGTCAGCAGATGATTGAGGCTGATCGAGTGCGGCAACGAATGGCCCTTCAGGAAGAAGCCGAAACTCCCAATCTCGTTCAGCGATTCCTCAATCCCGCCCTAAACGCTGTTGATTCCGGCATCGAAAAAATAGATAACTTTTACAAAGAGACGGAACAGAATTACACCGCTCTCATTGATTTTGCTGGTAGCGCAGTTACGGGTAATGAGCGACTAACGCTGGAAGATACCTACAAGGTCTCCCCCGGTCAGGCTATTGAAGCGAACATAGAGGCTCTATTCGATGACAGCGTTCGGTTGGCTGACGATGACTGGCGTGAGTCCCAATGGGGTGTGTCTAACCGCAACCCACTCGATGATGACTTCAATGTCAACTATTCGACTGGTGCCCTTGACTTCGCCGTTGACTGGTATCTCGATCCACTTGTCCTCGGGTCCAAGTTTACAAAGGTTCTACGTTTCGGTACGGCATTCGGTAAGCCCATTCCTGGCATGGCGGGTGGCCTAACGCACCGCTTAACATCCGGCAAGGCTGGCGCAAAAGTAATACAGCAGGTCGGTAATGACATTGACCAGGCAATCGCCAACCCCAGTAGTCAGGTGGGAAGCGTCGGCAAAATAAATCAGATGGCTAGGGATCTAGCCAAGAACGATTACAACTACGCGCTCACGGTGCGAGAGTTTCGAGGCCCAAATCAGGGAGCCTTGGCTACGGCAGCGTCATTGATAGATGACGAGAGAACCATGAAGGTGTTTCTCGGGGCGATGACTGGTTCGCAGCGCCACATTGACGAACTGGCGAACATCAGGAATGACATCTACACGAATGTTATGAAGTTGGCTCATCCTGATGTGTACGAGCGTCTTGCGGTGCATACGGCAGAGTCGAAAATGCCCGTCGCGCTAGAGCGTTTCCTCGAACCCGGCGCTGACGGCGTGAAGCGCATCGAGGCTATGGCTGACAATAGCGAAGAGTTCGCCGACATCCTCCGTGAAATGGGGTACGGCTACAGACTTAAGGGAGTTAAGGCCGCTTCCCGTCTTTCGCAGGAAGTCGGCGGCGGTGCGGTCATTCGAGACTGGCGCAGCCCTTACCAGTCTGCTTTGTACAAGAAGCGCAATGCCCGTAAGTTGCAAGCGGAGAAGCGCGGCACCTCACCGGCTGCACGCGAGTTTATGTACATAGACAACTTCGGTATTCCCCTTCGCCTGTTGTCTGCCACCAAGCAGTTCCTTACTGGCAAGGAGACCAACGGCCTCGTCCAGGTGAGGGGCTTGGAGGCCGGTCGAGGCTTTACCGAGATCAGGGCAGTCGGAACTGACTCCTCGGTTCTGCGTAACTCTGGTTTCGAGCGTGAGGCTTTGGAAATCTGGGGTAAGGCTGTAACCCCAGACGAAAAGTTTGTTGCGGTCAAGGAGATCGAGAACCGGGCTTTCGAGATCCAGGTCGCTCACTACCTTGGTAAAAGCGATCTCGGTGAGCAGGTGAAAAAACTGTCCGACGAGGATCAGCGCAAGGTGATGAAGGATCTTAACGATCTTCGTAGTGACTTGTACAAAAGGATTGATAAGCGACGGGCTGAGATTCTTCGGATCGCTCGTGACCCGAAGCGTGCCTACGCCACATACATTGACCCCGATAATGGCGTTCAGGTAGTTTTGGATAAGCGTCTGCGCTCGCAGTTATCTGTTGCTGAGCCGATGCTGGACATGAAAATGTTGCAAAAGACCGCTCGCCTTCTTGTCAGGGACTTTTCTAAGCAGTACGACTTAACAAACGATCTACTGTCTGCCGGTAGTAGGACAAAAGTTCCCGGCGTGGGCAAGGGTCAAGGCTTCCGAAATTGGAGCGTAAACACGCTCGATACCACTCTCGCCTTGTGGAAGGCTACTGTCCTAATCCGTGCGGGTTACACGCAGCGCAACCTTTTCGAGAACTCTCTACGTTCCGTTGCCACTATCGGCATCTTGCCGATGATCGCCAGAATGCCTGGTGGTGTAGCGAAGATAACGAACAACACCTACAAGCGTGGCAAGAACAGAACCATTGTGAAGCGGTGGAACCGCCTCGCTAATGAAGAGGCTGAAAAGATCGCCAACTTTAAGGCTCGCATTGCTAGGGGCACTCTTGGTCTTGATGACCAACTAGCGGAGTCAGAGCAGCAACTCGCCGCCCTTTTGGAAAAGATTCGTAAGACCGAACTTAACCTGACCGGGGACGCGCAGAAAGTATTTGGACTGGAACTATTCAAGGCAACGGGTATCAGGGTTGGGGACGAGTGGTTCACTCCCTGGGATGACGTTACTCGTGACCTGACTTCGATGGGAAACACCAATCGCCAGACCTTGAACGCCCTGATTGATGGTGAGTCTGACCTGCTGGTTGACAGCCAAAAGTACATCATGGTCAACCCTGGCGACCCGCAGTATTGGGACGAGTTAGTCCAGTCAGGTATTCAGTTTGTTGAAGATGAGGTTACTAAACGAGTCCTGCAAGGCCAGAGCGCAGAGTCCATCATCAAGTGGATGAAAAGCCCCAATGCTCGCTACTACCGAGACGACATGAAGACACCCATTCGCGGTGTCTCCGACTACGTTGCAAATCGAGTTGAGATGGTCGAACGGTACCTGCCAACGGAGAAGTCCAGGCAGATGGTCCTCGATGGAAACGTCTCCCCCGCTCAACTCAAGGCCGAACTGGGGAATCTAATCGAGTCAACGATAACCCCGCTCAGCCCGATTCATGGTCGGGAAGTTACGGAAAAAGTTAGAAACTGGGGATTTCGACCCGTTACCAATTGGGTCTTCAACCTCATCGGTGATCTACCGGAGACACATCTGAATCGGCAGCCCTTCTACGACACCGTATGGAGGAAAGAGTTCAACGCTCGGGTCGCTAACGCACGGGAGCAGGGAACGGAACTTAGCAAGGAAGTCCTTGAGGGGATCAACCGCGCAGCAAAGGCACAGGCTTTGCGGGATCTGAAGGAAACGCTGTACACCATCGAGCAATACTCGACGATGGCTAAGTACCTGCGCTTCATTATCCCCTTCTTCCCTGCCTTCCAGAACACGGCATCAACGTGGGCGAGGATCGTTGCGCGAGACCCTGCTGTCATTCCACGCGCCGATACATTATGGAACCTCCCCAACTCCCTGGGGATGGTGGTGGATGATGACGGAGAGGTAGTTCCTTACGACCGTTACGGCTTCATTCGCGGTGGTGAGTCCAACTGGATCATCATGCCTCAACCCGTTCGGGACTACTCGATAGAAAAGTTCGGCATTCCTTTCGATGTTCCGCAGGGAAGCCTGAACGTTGCTTTCCCCGGCGAGACTCCTTACTTGCCTGGGTTCGGGCCGCTCGTAACTATGCCCGTGAACATGTTCTTGGCAAACAAGCCAGATGTGCAAAAGATAGTTCGTGAAACCATTGGCGAAACCTTTTACCAGAACATTGTCCCGTTCGGCAGGACTGAGCCAGAAACTTGGAAACTCGCGGCACCTGGCGGGTGGCGCAAACTTTTGAATTGGCAGGGCGGGGAAGGTAACGACGTTTACCTAGGTATCGGTGGAGCGATCATGCGAGACGAACACTTCCGCTGGGCCGAAAGTGGAGGGTTGCCCGACGAGAAATACTCGGCAGAAGGAGTCATTGAAAAAATCAATGCCTACTTCACGATGAGCGTTCTCGCCTCATTCGGTGGTCCGGTATCTATTTCCCCTGGATCAGCAAACGCTCTCGCGTTGGGTTACTGGCGCAGGCTGCTGGAAGACCCGACGCTTACTTACGACGAGCGCCTAAAGCGACTTGAGGACAAGTTCGGTCCCAACGCTGCGGTGTTGGTTACGTCCACCTCGGAGAAGGTCAAGGGTGTCGGCTACACGATGGAGGAGTACCAGCAGCAGAAGAAGTACCAGGATGTAGCCAGGGACTTGGGCAAGATTGACCCCGACCTTGTAGGTCTTATCAGTTCTGGTGTTCCCGCTGGTGAGTTCGATCAGGGTGTTTACACCGCTTTGGGCATGGAAGAGGTGCCGGGAACTGGTGTTCCCTACCGGGAAAAGAAGTCCTTAAGTGCAATGGAAAATGACCTTGCCTTGAGTACCGCTTGGGATGAATACAACGAGATGAAAGATGCTCGGGATGCGGCGCTAGATGAGATCGGTGCGAGCATTAACAGTAACGCCGCTCGCGGCATCCGTGAGGCTTGGAACTATTTCAAGTACGACTTCATGGAGCAGAAGCAC